TCCAGTCATGGTTGCAGACCGTTTGAATGCTGCATTCAGGGATTTTGGGAAGTCTCCCAGAATCCTTTTCATCAGATCCAGCCCCTGCACATGCAGATCTATTCCGAATGGTCTACCCATCAGGGCTGTTCCTCGATAGCCACAATTTTCATGAACTTTCTTTCCCCATCCAGTGGGATCACAGACTGGATGTTCAAGGTTTTGTTTTCCCAGATCATTCTGTGTGTCATGGCTACTGTGTACAGGGTCCTGATGACTACCTGGTATGTGACCAGACCAGACAGCTGTCCAGCCTGTTGGACCTCTGTCCCACCCTGTGCAATGACTTGTCCCCACACCGTGGTGTAGGTAGTCCAGCTTCTAATAGGCTGTCCATAGCTGTCCACAGTGTCTGTGGGGGACTGTAGGATCAGCCTGTGTCTCATTGTGCCGATGGTGGTTAGGGGCATTAGTTGTAACCCCCTGAATCATGCAGGGACAGAATGTTAGCCAGTGCCAAGGGAACCTCGGTGCCATAGGAACCCACAGCGTCCCTGTGTTCATACCAGTGGGCTGTCAGAATTTTGACAGCCATTCTCAGGAGTGGTGGAACTGCACCAGGTGCAGAACCATACCCAGCCACAAAATCCACTTCCACTGCACCCCGCTGGTAGACCAGAGTAATAGGCCACAGCATCATTGCAGGCAGTACTATTCGGGGCGGGTTATCGTCCAGCAACAGTTCATAGTCCACATCCACCACCATGGTCTGCTGGTTACCATCACCATCCCAGTATCTAATTCTGGGTGTGTTATAATTGACACCAGATATGGTAGCTGATGGGGCTATAATGGCTGGAATTCTAGGTAATTCGATGTCTTCCCAATACGGGAATGTGTCTAGTGTCAGTCTGTAGGCTGTGTAGATTAAAGTCTTTTTGGTGTGTCTTTCAACATATTCCCTAGCTGCAGCCATGATTCCATTTATAGTGGAATCATCATCTGTGCTGTCAACACGGCAGTAGGCTTTCACCTCTGCTAGGGTGCAGGGTTCCACAGCAGGCTGGGCCAACACCTTTAGGTTCATCGGGATTCAAACCTCTTTTTTCGCTTAGATTCTGGGGTTTCAACAATGGTAGGAACCACTGCTGAAACCACCACCAGTTCTGCTAGCCCTGCATCCAGCAGCCTCTGTCCATCGCTGTCTGGTACGTCAATGACAGTACCAGGCCAGTGATTTTCATGAGTACCCACACAGTGGATCAGGACTTTAACTTTCATGGATCACCTTATGATGCAGGCTGGGTAATCCGCTTAATTGCGCTGGATTGCATGACCTTAGCATCACAGCGATTGATTGCAAGGAAACCAGTCTGGTATTTATCAGCATACCGTTCATTCAATCTGATGATTTCAATATCACCGATATCACGAATCATATGTTTGCTGAAATCACCAAACAAAATGGTTTTTGCACTGGCTGCAATGCTTGAAGCCATTGCATTATTGATGACCACTGGGTAACCCAACAGCTTAGGTGCATTCCCGTTCAACAGGTCAAGGAACAATGGTCTGGACTGACTGTCAGCCAGTTGCAGAATCGTGTTCCAGATTGCCTGGTGCATCATGAAACTTGCACCCTGCTGGTATGCATAATCAAGGGACCCGATAAGTCCCATGATGTTAGCCAGAGTGATGGTGGTGGTGGTTGCACCAGTGACACCAGCACTGGATCCAGTGACAACACCTTCTGGGGCTGTGGTGCCGTTTCCAGTTGTGAAATCCGTGGTTTCCTTGCGCCCAATACGTTCACCCAACATACCACCGATTTCTGATGCAAGATCCAGACCTGAATCCCGCAAAAGTTCATTGCTGGTCAGGACCAGAGATTCATAACGATAAGACCCCAACAACACCTGTGTGAATGTCATTGCGGTTTCTGATGGTGCAGTATTTTCCGCACCAACAGTAGCAGGGTTTCCAGTGTCATCAGTGACAGGGAATGGCAGTGGGTTTCCAGTGTCAGTGCGAATAACGCGACTAACACTGCGAAGATTGTTGTAGTACAACAATTTCTTTTCCAGTTCTGCAAGGAAACCCTGAGGAATGGTATAACCACCTGCACCAGAGGTGGTGGATTGTGCGGATCGCTTCAACACCAGTCGATCATTGTTCAGATCCAGACCTGTTCGCTGTGCAGCTGACCGATGCTGTGCTGTGGCTTCACGGCCCAGGCACCATCCCTGCAATGCAGACCGTCGATCTGATTCAAGACGACGATCATCCAGATCCCTAACAAAAGCAGGGGAACCCAGTGGTGCTGGTGCAGTGCGACGATTGGACACCAACAGCCCCTCTAGTTTTTCAATGCGGCGTGCCAGATTGTTCTGCTGGGTTGGATCTGGAACAGGTGCAGCAGTTGGATCAGGTTCTGGCATATCAGCCATAACATCCTCTGCTGGATCTGCTGCGATTGCTTCTTCTGCACTGGTCAACCTGGTATCCAGTGCCTGAATCTGTGCCACGATATCATCCACCTTAGCGGATTCTTCCGGTGTCCATTCCCGGTGTGATGCTAGGTCATGCAGACTTTTAGCCTGTTTAACCAGCCCTGCTCGCTGTTGTGCCAGCTTCTGTCGATCAGTCATGTTCAGCCCCCCGGCAGCATCAGCTGCAGTAATGTTATACGATTCCCCCGATTCTGCAGACGCTTTTTCAGCCTGTCAGACTCCCACAGACCCAGCCCCCTGACAGCTACTGTGGTGTCAGGATAGGCTGGAATGGACACTACTGAAACCTCTAATAGTTCCAGATCAGATACAGTTCTGATTTTTACGCCGTCTTCCACACCCCATGATTCCCCACCAGGTGTGACAATAAATCCGAATGACATCTGGGACACATCACCCCGTTTGACCAGTTCCATCAGGTCTGCAGCGTAGCTGGTGGATGGTGGGTTAATGGTGACCTTCAACCCTGTGCTGTCCACAGACAGTTGCAGAGTGTCATTCTGTCGCCTTCCCAGAACCATGGTACTGTCATGATTCACCAGTGCCCTCACATCAGACTTGTTCTGTATTGTGCGATTAAATGCCCCCGGTGCGATTCTTTCCCTGAACCCGCCCAGATCTTCAGACAGTGGACCAAACACGCTTGCATAGCCCACTAGCCTACCAGAATCTAGTCCCATGGTTCCCAGTGCCCTAGTTTCCATCTGGACCACCCCTTTCTGCTGTGGGCGATTTCACAATAGGTGACCACTTGATCCCCCAGCTGTGCTGTCCACCTGGTTCTGGTGGTGGGATCAAGACTCTCTCACGTTCAATACCACAGATTCTGCATCTGTTGGTGTAGCCATGTTCACAGGATGGGATCTGGTGGTCTGTCATATCCTGTGCCAGTTTTTCACACCATGCAGCACTGTGGATGACAGCCCCAGCATCAGAACCAACAGATGCAGTTGCGCTGTCTGGTGTGTCTGCTGTTGGTGTCAGTGCTGGGGCTGTGGTTGGGGCTGTGGTAACAGATGGTGCCGCTGGTGGTGCCTGTGCCCCACCAGGTCCATCCAGTGGCTGCATGTTCAATGGTTGCAGGTAAACATCCCCACCTGGTACTGGTTCTAAATTTTCCAGTGCCCTAATTTCATTGATGGACAACCAGCCCCAGTTTCTTCCAACAGCATAGGCTGCATACCGTGCAGCTAGGTCTGTTCGCAGAAGTCCTTCTACACTGTGTTCGGCATAATAGGTCAAAGATTCAGGCAAAAGCAGTTTCCGCTTTATTTCCTGTTCAATCCTGACCAGCCATGGTCTAAGAGTTTCACTGAGGAATGCAATGTTTTCTTGTTCCAGACTTGAATAGGAAACCCCACCTGTGTCCCTGAGTTTCGATGGTGGAATGTTAAACCACCGTGCCACTTCCTCTATCTGGAATTTTCTGGTCTGTAGGAACTGTGCATCATCAGGTGGAATGGATGTGGCTGTCCATTTCATCCCTTCTTCCAGGATGGCTACCCTGTGGCTATTATCCAGCCCACTGTGCAGCCTCTCCCAGTCTCCCCTGAGTCTACCCCTAGCATCATCAGACAGCCTACCAGGATGTTCTAACATCCCAGATGGTCTAGCCCCAGACCCAAACAGACCAGCCCCGAATTGTTCACAGGCCATGCCCAGTCCGATGGATTCTCTGGCTAACCGAATGGGACTGTAGCCTGTGATCCCATCAAAACCGGGACCAGCCAGATGGAACACATCTGATGGTGCAAGTTTAACCATCACCTGACCAGGCATCTGAAATTTGTAAAACAGATTACCACTACTGTCCCGATCCACCCTCACTAGATCTGGTGGTAGTAGCCAAAGGTTTTTAATGTTGCCAAATACATCGCGTTCTATTTCAGCATAACCATTACCCCATGACAGGGCATGTGCCACAATACTTTCCCTAAATTGGAATGCTGAACTTTCTGGATTAGGCTGTGTTCGCAGTAAATAAGCCACTTCAATACTATCTATTTGGACTCGTCCACCAGGCTGCTTGTCATACACATGCAGTGGAAGACTTGCGATGGTTTCGCTGATGATTCTAATGGCTTGAAACACAGGACTGTAGGTCAGCGCAGTGTCTTCTGAAACCGATACACCAGCAGTGCTGGTGGGCACACCAAAAAAACTGTTCAGGGCTGGGTCCCTGAGATTAGGCATACGGTTTTTTGGGGTGCCTGCAAACCAGCCTGCAGCCCTAGTGATGGATGACATGAGCCTTTCAGCTAGGTTCATAAGGTCATCATCCCCCTTGATTCATACACAGATGGTGCATTGTGTCCGATTCTGCCCCCTGCTTCCCCTACTCTGGATCTGGCCACAGCCATGATTGATGCAATCAGTGCATCGATCTTTTCTGAACTCTTGCTTTTACTAGGCTTAATGTTGCCTGCTGCATCAGACTCTATTGAACAGTTTCCCAGACACCATCGCAATACTGGATGACCAGAATGTCTGATCTTTTTGCTTGCCAACAGGGTTTCAAAGTCTTTTGCAGCAGGGGACATAGAAGCGTACCCCTGACCAAAAGCCACTACCTGTAGACCATCTGACTGCATCTGTTGGGCTAACTGGGCACAGTTCCATCTGTCAATTGCGATGTCCTGTATCCTGTACTGTGTTGCAAGCCTCTTAATTTGTGCATAAACTTCTTCGTATTCAATCACATCACCATCTGTCACATTCAGGTGACCACTGCCCACCCACTGGTCATACCTCATTCTGTTAGATCTTTCCCTCTGCTTCAGAACTCCCCGTGGTGCCCAGCAGAATGGTTCAATCCACACAGTTCCATCATCCAGTGGGAATGCTAAGACAAAAGCAGATAAGTCCTGTGTACTGGACAGGTCCAGTGCCCCATAGCAGGGTCTACCATCCAGATCTGGTCTAGGGCACTGGCACTGGTCCCACAGGTCGAATGACAGCCACCTGGTGACAGTGTCGGTCCACTGGCACAGGTGCAGCCTTCTGAATGCAAGTTCCTTAGCTGGTGATGTTGCAGCTTCTGCTGCAGCCTGTGCTAGGTACTCTGGTCTGACACTGATTCCATAACCGGGATTAGCCTTCTTCCATGTGGATTCCAGTTTCCAGTCGTCTGTTTCTCCTGCTGCATACAGGATGGGTAGGAATGTGGAATCCTGAATGGATCCATCCAGCACAGACCTAGCGTAGCTGTGCATCTCATAGCACAGGCTGGTTCTGTCGTGACCAGCCGTGGTGATTGCCACTGTAAGTGGTTGCAGCCTTGCAGCCACACTGGTGGTCAGTACAGACCACAGTTCCCTGTTGGGCTGTGCATGTAGTTCATCGAAAATGATTGCTGAACAGTTCATCCCATGTTTTGTGTATGCATCAGCAGACAGTGCCCGATACCTGTTGCCTGATTTTGTTATGATCTCTTTTCTTAACACATGGCACTGTTCAGACAGCAGTTTATTAGACTGAACCATCCTGCTTGCAAGATCAAACACGATAGAAGCCTGTTCACGGTCTGCTGCAGCACTGACTATTTCAGCCCCCTGTTCTGGATCTGCCAGAAGCAGATACAGTGCAATCCCTGCACACAGGGTGGACTTCCCGTTTTTCCTTGGGATTTCAATGTAGCTGGTCCTGTACTGTCTCAGTCCATCAGCCCTGATGGTGCCAAACAGTGGCTGGATAATGTCGGTGAATTGCCATTCAGATAACGCAAAACTGTGCCCAGCTAGGCTACCCTGCTGGTGGGTCAAACATCTTTCAAAGAACCTTTTTACTTGCAGTGCCTTCTGTTCGCCGATGGTCACCAGGTCTGTGGTTAGCCCTGCAACAGTTTCAGGATCGGATTCTGTTCCTCGGTTGGGTTTCCGCTGATTTCTGCTTCCAGATTTACTGGGAGTTTTGATGACCCTCTGGTTCTCGGACTTAGGTACAGTGCCGCCAACACGTCTTTTAACCGGCTTTCCGTTCGGCTCAATTCCTGAACCACTGGGTGGATCTGTGCCCCCCGCTGTCCTGGTATCAACAGATCGGTTAGCCCTTCCAGACTTTTTCTCAACAGGTCTGCTCTGACTGCTATTCGACATGCTAGGATCACCACCATCAGGTCAGACTGTCCACCAAAACCCACTTCCTGCATAGCTGGTACGATCCATTTATAATATCGTAATTCAGCTGCATTCAGTGCATTGACACCAGTGGGCTTTTCGGGAAAAGCCCCACCAGCTTTCAGCCATGTTGACCTGTTTACTTTTTTTACACCACGCTTCATTGTGCTATCTTCTCAAAATTACAAGAGGCAACATAAATTCGCGTTCTGGCCACAAGGGACGGTCTTCAGCACAAAATATCATAATATTTCAACCCCCCTACCTTTTATTCTCTTGCATATGAAAAGTTTTTCAAAATAATTTTTAATGCATATTGCAAAATTATAGAAACCAAAACTGGGGACATTGATGCAACAGGATGACCAGCAGTTAGACCAGCTTCAAGATTTACAGATTCAAGTGCTGGGATGATATCTTCTGGATCTGAAATCTGTTGTGTGCCCCCGTAACTTTTGGGCTGAGTGATTAGCATACGGCCAAAATATCCAGCCACTGTCAGTGCAGCATCAAACACTTCAATGGACCAGATTGACTGTCCCCTAGCAAAACTCAAAAGAATCCCGATTTCAGACGTTGGAAACATAGTCACACTCCCAGTAGGTCTAGAACGAAAAAGCTGTCCTGATCTGCAGCCTGGGCTGGTGTAGTACCAGCCCACCTGAATGATACATCACCAGCAGTCGATGCAGAATAATCATACCTGTAAACACCGACAGAAACTTTTGTGATGCTACTGGAACCATACACCAAAGTGGTTAGCACACCAGCCCCAGACCTGATGTACAGG